GGGACCTCGACGAGGTGACCGTCTCGACCGGTCAAATGATGGGATCGTATCTTTCATTTCCGCTTCTTTGCCTTCAGAACTACCTGGCTTTCAGGTGGTCCTTGAGAGGCACGAAAGAAGCGTGGAAGGTTCCGGTCCTGATCAATGGTGACGACATTCTGTTTCAGAAGAGCGGCCACTTTGACAAGTGGTGCGCGTCTATTCAGTCTGTCGGCTTGACGGTCGAGAGGACGAAGACGTCGGTTGAAAACGACTGGGGAACTATTAATTCCACTCTTTTGGAGTGGGATCAAGAATCCCTCAGACCTTCTTGGTCGGCTCGATTTGGTATGTTCCGTCCTGCGGATCATCCAGGCTCGTTAGGGAAGTCTTTTCTTTCCTTCCTTTCGGGTTTAACCGAACCTTCCTTAAGGTTTTCGGCAGGCCGCGAGTGGTTCCGGTGGCACCTTGGAGAACTCCGTTCTTCAGGTGTTTCTCCGGTCTCTCTCGGCTTTCGAGGACTCCTTAGTCGTCGACTGTCGAAATTGTTTTCACTCTTGGAACTCCCTCTAGTTGAGTTCCCCAGGGCTTATGATAAGCACTCGGTCGGATATGACGCTGATTTTATCACGCGGCATGACGCTTGTGCTTTAGGTCCTGAGGAGCTCTTCCAGAGCTCGTTAGAGTTGGGGGCGCAGAAGTGGGCTGACGGGTGGAAGCCGGTCGAGATTGATCAGTCTTGTTTTAAGTACTGTCGGTCTCGATCGGAGTGCAAGGGTCGTCGTTTTGACTACCCTCGTATTCCGGACTGGGTCTTTTCGAATGAAAATCGTTTTCGATTTTGTCTTCGTAACCAGTTCGCCTCCGTCGGCCCTAAGCCAGTTTCGGCGAAAGCCTTTCTGTCTCCGTTTCCGGAGCAGACCGAGATACTTGTATCTTGGTCTGTTCTTGATAGTCTTCGGTTAGACTATCAAGAGCAGTCGGGCTGGTTGCCGCCGTACGGCTGGGAGTGACGCGCGGGCAGCGGCGCCGCGTCGGGAATAGATCGTGTCTCGCCTGCGAGATGCGGTCTAACGTTGAGGATGCCAAACTACTTGGATCGTCTTTTAGGGATCGCGACTTGAATCGCGGTACAATCCCACTACCCTTCGGGGCTTCCAAACTATGGAGAGGAAGTTAAAAAGGTAGAAACGACAAGCAAGAGGTCTGTTCCTCAGGAAAGTGTCATGTCTGCGGACCTCTGACAGCGTATTAGGCCGTATCGTCGTGTTAGAGACATGTGAA